ATGAAAATTCGCAATGATTTTACGCTGTTTTACAGGGTCGTTCCATCAGGGAAAAGGGTTGTTTATTATTACGCTTACGACGAAAACGGCCGCAGACTGCATGGCAGGTCTACCGGTGAAACGACCATGACGGCCGCCAGAGTGAAGTGTAACAGGCTTTTTAAAGCGGGGGATTTGGTTCCGAAAAAAGATTATGTGCCGACTTTCGCTGAATACGCCAAGGGCTGGTGGGATTGGGATGTTTGCGAATATTTGAGGAAGCGGCGTAAACGCCACGCGCTGACCAGAGGTTACGCCGATGTCTCAAAAAAGTATTTGGAAAATGTGATTTTACCGTATTTCGGGAAAATGAAAATGGACGAGATTACCAGCGGTGATGTTGAAAGGTTTCTTGATTACATGACCGGGGAAAAGAAATACAAGCACGCCACGGCTAACAGGTATTACGGCACTTTGCAAACTATGCTGAATGAAGCTGTGTGCCGTGGTGTTATAGCAAAAAACCCTGCTGAACATATAAACAAATTGAGGGTCGGAAAAAAGGCGATACGGATAGTAACGGGGTTAGAGTTTAAAAAACTGTTTATCGGGGATTGGCAGCGGGTTTGGGGTGATTGCCCGATTGGATACACGGCGAACAAGCTGGCGGCTGTAACGGGTATGAGGATTGGCGAGGTTTTGGGGCTTAAGGGCTGTTATGTGTTTGATGAGCATATTTATGTCTGCAAGCAATATGACAACTACGGGTATCGTGATACTAAGACAAAAGACACAAAAAATATCCCGCTTCCGGCCTTGATGATTGAGGAGCTTAAAGAGCTTAAAAAGATTAACGGCGAGGGGTTTGTGTTTTCATCTAACGGCGGGGTTAAACCTGTTGCCAAGGTAACGCTGATGCGTTATTTGAAATCGGCCTTGCAGAAAATAGGGGTATCAAAAGACGAGATAAAAGAACGTCAATTGTGCTTTCACGGCTGGCGGCATTTCTTTAATACCGAATTGTTAAAGGGCGGGCTTACCATTCCCCAGGCGCAGGCGATAACCGGCCATAAGAGCGAGAGGATGACTGAATTGTATAACCATTTTGACCCTTGTGAGTTTTTGAAGGCCAGGGAAATACAGGATGAGTTACTACGGCCTAGCAACGAAACACGAGAGGAGGCGGTAAACGCGGACCCTGATTTGAAGGTGCTGCCGTTTAACGCCAGCGCTTAATAACCTGAAGCCCCCGGTTCCGGGGGTTTTTTTATAAAACTACAAAACTAACGAAAATTTCTCACTTTACGTAATTACTTCCCGCGGGGGCTTTGAGAAGATTGGAGCATCGGGGATTTCCCGTGGAGGCGCGAATGGAAGTTTTTTGGAAAGTGAAAGAGGTCGCGGATTATGTGCGGCTTTCAGTAGCGACTGTTTACCGTTACACGGCAAGGGGGCAGATACCGTTCCACAAGATTAACCAGTCTGTGCGGTTTAATCCCTCTGAAATAAAACGCTGGATGGAGAGCAGGAAAACGGGGCTTTCTTTAAGCCAAAAAGAAAACTCGCCTAACAATACGACAGACAGTTTGTTTCCACCGGGCAACGGGGGCGAAGTATGACGGATTTAGACAAGGCTGTTAAAGAAGCCGAAATGCTGCCGTTTGAAAGCTGGGAGAGGCTTGAGGGGGAAACCTCTTTTGCGTATTCGGCTTTCTGCGTTTTTCGTGATTTGGGGGCGGACAGGAGTATCCGCAAGGCGGTTGAGGTTGGCGAACCGAACGCAAGCAAGAGGGACAAGCGGTATAGGGTTTGGCGTAACTGGTCAACTCAATTCCGCTGGCGTGAAAGGGCTGAAGGGTTTGACCGTTACCTTGAAAAGCTGAAACAAACGGAACTGCGGAAAACCATAGAGGCGCAAGGGGAAGTACACAGGGCTGTAACAGGAAAAATGCTGCAAGTGGTAAGCAAGAAACTGGACAGCATGAACCCCGAGGACTTAACACAAAACAATGTTACCGAGTGGGCGCTTGCGGCAATCAGGGCGGAACGTGAGGCCGCGGGGCTTGTAGCGCATAACGGCGGGGCGGAACCCAAACAGGGCGAGTTGTCTTTTACGACAGACTTTGAAGGGCTTTGAGGAAGTGAAAAGAGAAGAGAGAAAAGTGAAAAGAGGGAATAGCGCGGTATGGGAACGACAGTGATTTTTAAGCCGACTAATATACAGCGTAAGGCGCTTGCGTTGCTTAAGGGTGGGGCGAAACATATTTTGTTATTTGGCGGCTCGCGTTCGGGCAAGACTACCGTGCTTGTGATGGCGATTATTTACAGGGCTTTGCGGTTTGCCGGTAGCAGGCATTTGATTTGCCGTTACCGGGCGAAAGATGCGCGTTCTTCTGTTTTGCGTGAGACTTTATTTCCTTGGCTTGATAACACTGTTGGGAAAAGCGGGTACAGGTATTTGGTGCATGAAAGTGTTGTAACGCTGTTTAACGGTTCTGAAATATGGATTGGCGGGCTGGGGGATAAAGAGCAGGCGGACAAGATTTTAGGACATGAATATAACACAATTTATTTTAACGAAGTAAGCCAGCTTTCTTACGCTACTGTAACAACCGCATATTCAAGACTTGCTATGCGGGTACAGGGCTGCCGCAATTTGTTTTTTTATGATTGCAATCCGGGCAGCCCGCTTCATTGGGCTTATAAAATCTTTGTGCTGAAAAGGGCTTTTCTTACAAGCCAGCCGCTTGAGAAAGCGGAACTGTATGCTTCCATGCTTTTGAACCCCGAAGATAACAAGGCTAATCTGCCGGATGACTATATCTGCGACATTCTTGATGTGTTGCCTGAAAAACAAAAAGCCCGCTTCCGTGATGGTTTGTGGGTAAAAGCTGAAGGTGTTATTTACGACAAGTTTGACGAAAGCATGATTGTTAAGGCCGCCGATATGCCTGAGCGTTTTGACCGCTACGCCGCTGGACAGGACTTTGGGCTTAATATCACGTTTGTAAAAATTGGCTGGGTTGGCGATGTTGTTTATGTTCTTTGCGACTATGGCGCGTTTAACATGACAACGCAATCGTTCAATGAGGAACTTGCGTCAAGGGGCTGGCTTGATTGTAATGACGGCATGAGTTTTCCTGTGTATTGCGACCCGGCAGGGGGTGAGCGGATACAGGAGATAACCGGGGGTGTTAAGGCAAACAACAGTGTAGACAGCGGGATTGATTATATAAACGCCAAAATTGAAAGAGGGCAATTCCTTGTTTGTGAAACTTGCGCGGGGGTGCTTTCGGAAATATGGGACTATTGCAGAGATGAGGCTGGGCAGATTGTAAAGGTTAATGACCACTTTCTTGACGCTCTGCGTTATGCAGTGTTTTCCGATGTTCAGCAAGGGGTGGTGTTTCAATGAGCAATGGAAAAAACTCTGCGGGTATTTTTAGGCGTTTGCTCGCTAAAACTAAATCTGCTAAACAGGATAATGTGCATAATAAAAGCAGTTTTCGTAATTCCTCCACTATTGACGATGATTTTCATATATTTAATAGAGAACCTGATATTTCGGATATGTATTTACTCAATGCCTGGGTAAATATAGCGGTAAATATTTTAATCCGTAATATCGCCCGCGCTGATTTTTCGATTTGGGAAAACGGCAACGATGTTGATGGCGGTAAAATCTTTGATTTATTCCACAGACCGAACCGGTATACAAGCCGTTTCGATTTATGGAAAGAGACCGCCGCATGGTGGCTGCTTGAAGGGGAAGCGTTTTGGTGGTTCGGCTCTGACTACTGCGGCGGACTTCCAAAAGAAATTTATGTACTGGATCCCCGACAAATGCGGCATGAGGGCGAACTTATGTCCGGGATTGACAGTAGTTTCAGGAACGCGCCCCGCCGCTGGTTTTATCATACCGCAACAGAACTAATACCTATTCTTTCTGATGAACTCGTACACTTTAGGGAATGGAACCCGTGGAATCCAATTCGCGGGGTTAATCCGCTTATTTCATTAGCTCTTGAACTTGAACAGGATTATTTCGCTAACAGAGCAAATACCCAATTGCTTAAAAATAACGCGATACCACAAGGGATATTAAAAACAGAACAGTCGTTAAGGCCGGAAGAAGCTGACCAGTTGGAAAGACGTTGGGAAAGCAAGTATGGGGCGGTTCGCTCCGGCAGGAAAATCGCCGTTCTTGGCAAGGGAACTAACTTTGAGCCGCTTTCTTTTACGCCGGAAGTAGTAAAACTTTTTGAACTTAAACGCTGGAACCTTTACACGATACTCGCAAAGTATGGCATACCGCCGAGGGTTGCGAATATTTCCGACAGGTCAACGGCTCTCTCCGGCAAAGATACTGCGGAACAACATTCAGCGTTTTGGAAATATACGCTTATACCAATTTTGCGGCAGTTTGAGCAAATACTTGAGAGTCAATTTTTTATGCGTCTTGGCCTTAAAGAACGGGGTGTGTTTGATTTGCGGGATATACCGGAACTACAGGAAAGCGAGGACGCGCAGAGCAGGAGGGATATAGCAGAAATAAATGCGGGGATTAAAACGATAAACGATGTACTGAAAGAGCGGGGCAAAGAGCCGAAACCCTGGGGCGATGTATGGCACAGGCCGCGAAACCTTGCCTCACCTGATTGCCGCGATATAGAAGGGCAAGGCGGGTAGTGAAATGGCCGGCGCTGTTGGCGGGACGCTTTTTGTAAGCAAAGCTGTAAACCTTCATTCTTTTTACAAAGAAAAATTAGAGGGTATGGGATTTACAGATGTCTCAATAACCGCCAACAGGCTGGACGCGCTTAACACACAGATAATAAACATTAAACCAAAATTACTGATGATAGACAGTACTTTTTATCAGGCGGGAACGCCGTATATGACAGGGGTGATGCACGGGTTGTTTCCAAAATTAAAAATCGCCGCCGTGTCGTTTGGTGAATACCCTTTAAGGCTCGCGAAATGGTTTATTTGGCATGGCGCAAGAGCTTATGTCAGCTGGTGGGATGGGGTTGATGAGTTTAAGACAGGAATGAGGGCTGTAAGGGAGGGCAGGGAGTACATATCGCCGCCGGTAGAAAAAGCAATAAACAAATCGCCTGAGTGGCCGGAGCCCGACTGCAAAGTATCAAAAAAGTTGCGTCAAATTCTGATTTTTTTATGCTGCGGCTTTATCCCTGAACGCATAGGTGATGAAATGCACATAACAAGAAGAACGGTTACGACACATTTGTCAAGGTTATATAACATATTTCATGTTATTAATCGTGAGGAAATGGTCGCTGTGGCGTGGGAACTTGAATTGGTTACGAGGGATGATATCAGGTTTTATCAAGAGAAAAGTTAAAAGAGAATAGAGAACAGTGAAAAGTGAAGGAGAGTCCTAAACGAGTTTAGGTTTTATTTAAGTGTTTGCTCACGCAAACGATATAGGAGAGGGAGATGATTGTTAGAAAGATGAATGGTGAATGCAGGGATTTGGGCGGGTGTAGCGGTTCGGTGTTGTTTGATTTTTTGGGGGTTAAAAAGGGAATTGCGGGGGTGCAGAAAGTGGCGGGGGATGTGGGGTTGATTGCTTCTGTTCCATTTCTGCTAACGGCTGATGTTGAGAGCGGACAAGGGTTTGCTTGGACGCTTTCAACGTTTGACCTTGATAGATATGGAGAAAGGGTTGATCCTGCGGGGTGGGATTTTAGAAGGTATATGGAAAATCCTGTTGTTGAGTGGGCGCATCGGTATGATATTCCGGCGATTGGGAAGATTGAGGGGTTGAGTGTTGATGATGAGGGGCTTCATGGGGTGGTGTATTTCAATGATAAGTCATACGACTTTTTCGGGTGGTCGATTGGGCAGCGTGTTAAGGCTGGAGTAATTCGGGCTGGCTCTGTTGGGTTTCGTGTTCTGGAGATTGAGATACCGTCAAAGGCTGACAGTATGGATGGGACTTCGCTGATTTTTCGAAAACAGGAATTACTTGAGTTTTCGATTTGTAATGTTCCGGCTAATCCGTTTGCGCTGGCGGGGAAAGAGAAAAGGGAAGAGAGAAAAGAGAAAAGTGATGTTGCTGCTCATTATTGGGGTGGCTTGATAAATAATTTTTAGGAGTATTCATGAAGCGTTGCTTCATGTTCGATTTGATTGTGCGGCCAAGCCGCACGATATAGGAGTTATCATTATGGGTAATGAACAATTGGAAGCGGTGAAAAAGCAGTTGGCTGTTATGAAGAAAATTGAGTTGACGGGGTTTACCAATACGGAAACCGCTACGGCTTACTTTCAGGAAAAGGAATTGATACTTGAAGGTATTGTAAAAACGCTGGAAACAATTACGGCGCAAGACAATTCGGCTTGTGCTTTTGCAGAGGTTGACGCTCTGAAAAGTACGGTTAAGGCTCTGCGGGATGAAATTAAGGAGCGGGCGGCAAGCCCCCGTGAATTAACAAAGCGGGAATTGTTTTACAATCTTGGCAAGGGGATTGCCTCGGCCTGGGCGGGAAATCATAAGGCTTTGGCCGGATTGTCGTTTTCGCCTAACTTGAAAGCGGATAACTGGACTAATCCTAAAGATGTTTCATGGGGTGAAAAGGGCTGGCAAGTAAATAAAGCTCCGTTAGGTGAACCGATGGGGAATATGGCTACCAATGACCAGTATTTAATCAATCCGATTTATGAAACTGAAATCATGCAGGACGCTGCCAAGAAAAGCGTGATGATGGGGCTTGTGCGGCATCGGCCGATGCTTGGCCCTTCAATCTTTCTGCCTACAAGGGACAGGGGCGGGGTTGAATTGCATTGGCTGACGGCTTACGGGCAGCAGATTAAAGGCTCAAGGCCGCAGGGGGCGCAGCGGGTTGAACTTAAAGCTTATACATTGGCGGGTTATATTCCTTGGTTTGATGAGTTTGAAGAAGATGTTTTTGTTGATTTGGGGGCGATGTTCGTAGACGAGTTTATCGAGGTTTACGGCCAAGAGTTTGACAGGCAATGTTTGTTAGCTGACGATGACCCTTTCACCGGGGCTATGGCAGCCGAGGGGACTATCAAAGTAACTATTCAAGGTTCTACTGTCAATGATTTGACATGGAAGGACTTTCGGGATGCTGTGTATAAAATCCCTGCGGAAGAACGGAAAGATTGTTGCTGGTTTCTTAACGAGACGGTGTTAAACCATATCGCCAACATTGAGGATACTACAGGCCGCCCGATTTGGCGGCGGCCTACGGAAGCCATGCCGGGGAAACTGGATTTGTATCCTTATCACGAAGTAACAATTCTTCCTCAAATTGCGGACATTAAAGCTGATCAGCCGTTTGCAATTTTTATGAACCCAAGGCGTATTCAGCACGGCAACCGCAAGGGGATTGAAATAAAAAAGTTTGACGCAACGACAGAGAGTATGGAATATGGGGAATTGTTTTTGCGGTTTCGTAAACGTGATGGATTTCTTGTTGCAAGGCCGGAAAATAATATTGTTATCCTGAAAACAAAGGCATAAAAAGAACAGGCTGCTTGGGTTTCCCCGCCGGGCAGCCTGTCATTTTTGCTCTTTGATAAATACGGCGGTATCATTACTGCGTTGCAGTGCTGTTCTATTAACAAGCGCAACTAATGCGGCGTAAAAGGGTTACGTTACATGAAAAATGTTTTGACATTGGGGAGTTTGTTTGACGGTATTGGCGGGTTTCCGCTTGCCGCTGTCAGGGAAGGGATTTTGCCAATTTGGGCCAGTGAAATTGAGGCAGCCCCGATTAGCATAACTAAACGGCATTTCCCCAATATGCGGCACTTGGGAGATATAACAAAAATAAACGGTTCAGAGATTGAGCCTGTGGATATAATCAGTTTCGGCTCGCCCTGTCAGGATTTGAGTATGGCAGGCTGTCGGGCAGGGCTTGAAGGTGAACGGTCGGATCTGTTTATGCAGGCTATCAGAATTATTAAGGAAATGAGGTTTGCGAGTAACGGAAAATATCCAGCAAGAATTATTTGGGAAAATGTGCCGGGAGCGTTCAGCTCAAACAATGGCAAAGATTTCCGTAAAGTCATCAAGGAAATATCAGGAGTTGCCGAGCCGGGAGTTTCAATTCCTCAACCTTCGGAAAAATTCGGGTGGCTGGCTGCTGGAGCCGTCTTGGGAGATAACTGGTCGCTGGCTTGGCGTGTCCTCAACGCTCAATACTTCGGAGTACCCCAACACCGCCGCCGTATCTTCCTTATCGCAGATTTTACAGACCAATGTGCCGGTGAAATACTTTTTAAGCCGCAAAGCGTGTCTGGGAATAATCAAGAGAGCGGAGAGGCGGAAAAAAGAATTGCCGCCGATGTTAAAACTGGCATTGGAGCGGCAGGGTTCAACGGCTGGCGAAGTGTAACCGGCTCAATTCAATATGCAGATAATCAAGCCCCTTGTTTACAACCGGCTATGCCTTCAAATGTTTTTCAATATACGGTTGATATTGGACATTCGACAGACCGAATACAGATTAACCCCCTGACAACTGTAACTCTTAAATCAAACGGCGGCGGGGGCGGCGCAAAAACAGGACTTTATTTTTTACCCTCACAAACTCCTTTCAGGTGCCGGGGATACGGAGATTATGCGGATAGTAATATCAGCAGGGCTTTGTTATCGAGGGACGATATAACAACAGGTGATTTAATTACATCGGATTATTCAGTGCGCAGATTAACGCCTTTAGAGTGTGAAAGAGTACAAGGTTTTCCCGACGGCTGGACGGAATTCGGACATAACGGAAAGCGGATTTCGGATAGTCAAAGGTATAAAGCTCTCGGAAATAGTGTTGCTATTCCATGTGTTCAGTATTTGTTTTCAAGAATGAAATTCAAAGAAAATAGCCCTGACGAAAGCCAGGGCTTATGAAACTATGCTGACAGTTGTGTTCGGATAGCGGGGTTTTCTTCTAAGTACCTGTACCATGTGTGCGATACTTCTTCTAAGGCATACCATGCGAAAACATTGTATAGGGCGGTTAAATCATTACCGCAAATAACATTGCCCCATAAGGCTTTGCCGACTTCGCCTGTTGTTGGCTTTGTCGAATTACGAAATACGCCGAAAGCCTGAACCATAGAAATAATGTCTGTGCCTAATTCTGCGGCCATGTTTTTCATGTGGTTTACAATGTCATTGCGATTAGCTTTGTAAAATGCGATAGTTTCACTATAATAAATGAAACCGGAAAATCCGATGTTTGCGCCATGTTCGGCGCAATTTTCAAACTCTGATGATAGCTCTTTGAAAATACTGCCTGAACCACGCATGGGATAGCCTAACGCTTTGATAACGTTATTAACAGTTGTTTTGGTGAAACCGGAATTTTCATAGAGATAATTCCGCATTGTCTGAATGTTGGATATTTTCAT